CGCGACGAAGCAGCAGAAGCTGTGGTTGCAATCTTGATTGACAATGATTCTGATGTGGAAGATATCCGTGCAGCCTTCAAGGGCGATGCTGATATCAAACGTGCTCTTGCTGTGTATCTTGACAATGATCGAGACTATGGAGATCCCGATGATGACGAACTGGAAGAAGACAGGGATACCACCGAAGACGACGACTGGGAAAACTGATGTGGTATAGTCAAGTGGCAGCAGATCTGGGCAAAATCCCAGACTTCATGGCACACTATGATAGTGAACTCAACAATGCCAAACGCGATTGTCAAATTGGCGGCATCGTTGAGAACAATCTCAAGCTACTTCCAGGCATAACTGAGCAGAGATTCTATCAGTTGCAGGAGGTAGAAGCTGTGCTGAACCTGCTGAATATTCAGTTGCGCAAGATTCGTCGCAAACACTTTCAAAAATACCTGGAAGGCTACAATCGTGCTCTCAGCAGCAGAGATGCCGAAAAGTATGTGGACGGCGAAGATGAAGTGATTGACTTTGAAACCATTATCAATGAAGTGGCTCTGCTGAGAAATCGCTGGCTGGGCGTGATGAAGGCGCTGGAAAGCAAAAACTTCATGCTGGGCCATATTGTTAGACTACGAGCAGCTGGCATGGAAGATATTCAAGTGTGACCCACTGTGCGTGATACATAATAGTATGAAACGCACAGCATTTATAACAGGCATGACCGGCCAAGACGGTCCATATCTCGCCAAGCTACTGGTTGAAAAAGGCTATCATGTGTATGGTCTTGTAAAACGGTACTCCAATCCCAATCTAGACAACATCAGGTGGCTGGGCATTGAGAATGACATTGAGTTGATCACTGGTGATATCACTGATGAAAACAACATGAATCATCTCATGCAAACTCTCAAACCTGCAGAAGTCTATAACTTGGCAGCACAGAGTTTTGTTGGTGCTTCCTGGGATCTCAACAAACTTACCACAGAAGTAAACTCCATAGGCGTACTGAACCTGCTCAACGCTATCCGCAGCCACAGCCCCAACACACGCTTCTATCAAGCCAGTACTAGTGAGATGTTTGGCAATGCCACAGAAGCAGGCTCTCAGAGTGAACTCACGCCATTCCGACCACGATCGCCATATGGTGTAAGCAAGTTGTACAGTCACTGGATGACCATAAACTTCCGCGAAAGCTATAGTCTGTACACCTGCTCTGGTATCTTGTTCAATCACGAAAGCCCTCTCAGAGGTCGTGAATTTGTCACACGCAAGGTCACTGATGCAGTGGCCAGAATCAAGCTGGGTCTAGCAGATTCTGTTACCCTGGGCAATCTTGACAGCAAACGCGATTGGGGTTTTGCTGGAGACTTTGTGGAAGCCATGTGGCTCATGCTACAACAACCTGAAGCTAGAGATTATGTGATTGCCACTGGCGAACAACACACCATTGGTGACCTGTGCCGTGTGGCGTTTGAACATGTGGGAATAACTGACTGGGCACACCTGGTGAAAAGTGATCCTAGATTCAAACGTCCTGCCGAACTTTACAGCCTGCTGGGTGATAGCAGTCGAGCAGCCACAGAACTGGGATGGAAACCGCGCACAGATTTTGCAACCATGATCCGTGGCATGGTTGATGCTGATCTAGCTAGGCTTCAGCTTAGAAAGTAATCTTTTGATTGGGCTGCCTGCTGCTATTTCACCCAGGGTCCACTCTGTGTGACATAGATCTTCCAGCCACTCTGTTCGTTCGGGCATGCGTGGCTTTTCTATATCTGCAAAATCTGTGTTGGCCACTGGCAATGCCATACTATGTGCTCCAACAAATGCAGGAATGCCATCTATAATGGCTTGACTACCAGGACCTGAATTTTCGTTGACCACGGCCCAGGCAGCAGGCAACATGGTCCTAAAATCAAACTCATCATAGGTGCCATGCAACTTGACAGGTTGCTGTATTCTAGTGCCCGACCTGGGTTGAATTTTTTGTCTTGGATGTGGACGTATTATTATTGGTCTATCTGTGTGTTGTCTTAGACTGGCAATAGTTTGATCCAGCCACTGTTCGCTGGATGGTAACCCTGCCCATTGTTGACTATCATCCCGCTGCATGGCCACAAGAACATGATTGCCCTGATGCCAGGGCTGTAGTTTCACAGACAACTTGGCTGCACGGTTGTTTTCACGGCCTTCGCCAAACCATCCTGATGCATTTACACCATTCACGCCCAGCTTCCAGGTCACTCCCCGGTTCAACTGTCCAATTTCCATTATTATCACAGGGCGGCCTGAAGAAGAAAACTCCTGCCACACAGCTTGATTTGCCAGCATTCGTCCAGCCCACAAGTGGCTCCAAATCACAGCAACGTCAGCAGCCATGTTGTGTTCTGACACACGAATACGATGACGTTTGCAGCCATCTCGAAATGCTGCAAACACAGGTCCAGAGTTGAGGGCTCCAAAGCGATTAAATATACTGATGTTCATGATATGGTATTAAATAGTTATTGAACAAACACTATGTATAAAATAAATTCCCTCTGGCACAGTTCCGAACCTCCCAACGGATTCTTTAGTGAACGTTTGTCCGAAGATGTGGACATACACTATCAACAACGGTATCGTTACTATATATTTCAAAATATTCCACGCAAACGCACCATGATTGATATTGGTGCCAATATTGGTATTTTTGCTAGACCCAGTGCTGAACAGTTTGAACGTGTGGTATGCTTTGAACCAGTGCTCAAAAACTTTGAAGTCTTGCAAAAAAATCTAGAAAGTTACAGCAATGTTGAATTGCACAATCTAGGTCTTGGCAACAAAGATCAAACAGCAACATTTGAATTACAAACTCTCAAATGCGGACATACCAAACAAGTTGCAGAGTTTGTGCCTGACCCTGAGTTTGAAAAACACACTGGGGAATTGACCACCCTGGATCGATTTGATTTTCAATCAGTTGACTGGATCAAGATAGATGTCGAAGGCTTTGAAAATGCAGTGTTGGAAGGAAGTCGCAACACCATACAACACAATAGACCCTGGTTGCTGATAGAAGACAACGGGCAACAGGAATATCATCGACAATGGTTAAACGACTTGTGCGGACCATATCAAGCTGCTCCGGTCAAAAGCAAAAGCAACACAATATGGATACCAGCATGAAACATTTACCGTATGAACGACAAGGTTTTAGTCAAAATGCCGAGACCGGAATCATTGAATACATGTTGGCCGGGATAGCTGACCCAAAAAAAACTTTTGTAGAGATTGGGTTCGGCGACGGAACACAAAATATGACTCTGGACCTGCTACATCAAGGATATTCGGGTGTTGGTATAGACGGCTGGGACTGGGACGCATCTGTGGTCGAAAGATGGCCAGATCAGTTGATCAAAGTACAACAAATGATTTCTCCAGGTGATGTTGCACAACACATACCTGAACAGTATTGGCAACCAGATTTTTTTAGTCTAGATATTGACAGTTTTGATTATGAAGTGGCATCAGCCCTGTTGCAATCAGGATTCCGTCCAGCAACAGTGTGCTGCGAAATCAACAAGCACTTTGGCAACGAGTGGGCTAGTTTTCCCTATGTTGAAAATCCAATAAAAAAAGTCACATACAATAGAAAATTTCATTATGGCTGTTCATTGTCAAAGTACAAAGACCTGTGGTCACAGTATGGCTATGAGTTTTTTACATTTGATACCAGAGCAGTAAATGCATTTTGGATTCACCCAGACCGAGTCAGTGTAGATTTAACAGTTCCTAGAAATCACACACTTGATGGAATAGACACTGATATCATCAAACAAAAAATTGCCGATCATCAGTTCTGGGACAACAAACAACACGAAATTTATCAAACCACATGAAATACGCAGTACTAACAACATTTCACGCTGCTGGCTATGAAAAATATGCCAGCCGCATGATCGATACATTTTTACAAAATTGGCCTCAAGCAGTTGACCTATATGTTTACACAGAAGATTGTGCTGTCACACAATCAGCACCCAATTTACATGTGAGAGATCTACATGCAGTGAGCCCAGAAATTGTGGCGTTCAAACAACGCTGGGGATCGGATCCTAGAGCACGTGGTCAAGTTGCCACAGGACCTGTGGATCGCAAAGGCAAAGCACCTGGCCTAGGTTTTCGTTGGGACGCCATTCGATTCAGTCACAAAGCATATTCTGTCAGCCATTGTGCTGCCAACTGTGCGGCTGATGTGTTGTTCTGGATGGATGCTGATATGGTATGCCACACACCTATCACTACTGAATTTATTGACAGCCAGATGCCCACAGACACTGGCCTGGCATTTTTAGGCCGAGAAAAGAAATTTACTGAATGCGGGTTGTATGGCATGAATCTTCGGGATCCTGTGACTCGAGTATGGCTGCAAGAATTTCAATTGGCCTATGACTCAGGACGTCTTATGACCATGGCCGAATGGAATGATTGTTGGGTGTTTGATGAAACTCGTAAAGAAGTGCAGGCGGCCAACCCAGAGTGGCGTCAACTCAACTGGAGTGCAGGATTGATCCGGGGCGAAGGGCACCCCTTGATCAACACAGCCTGGGGTGCATATCTAGACCATCTCAAAGGCAAACGCAAAGAAACAGGGCGCAGCAATGCCAAGGATCTCATACGCCCCAGAACAGAAAGTTACTGGTCGTCATCCGCAGGCTCTTGACCATACTCTGCTTTTGAATGCTTGGCCTTGAAGTGTATTAGATACCTGCCCAGCACAGTGTGCGGTAGTGGAGTTTTGTAGGGTTTGAGAAATCCAGCACAAAGGTCTCTGTGGGTGGCATTGGGCACGGCCTGAATGGCCACACCCAGTACATCGTTGTCATAGAATCTACGAAGCCCGCTGCGATCACGTTCATGATATCGTCGGCAGTATTCATCTCTTAGCTTTGCAAAATCAGGATGTTTGGTATTCACAGCAAACACTCCGGTTTCAGGAACCAACCAGGCTCCGGCGTTGCCGCTCTTGTTGCTGGTGTAATTCACGCCCATGTACAAACTCAGATGTTGTTTGTCCAATAATGCTGTCCACAACTCTTCAGGCACGTCAGCAACTGATATCACATCAGCATCTAACCAAACAATCCAGTCTGCTTTGCTGTGATGCATGGCATGCATGATGGCATAGGCTTTTTTGGCAAACTTTTTTTCACTTTGATTGCAACCAGGATCGGCTTGAAATCTTGTGTAGTCAGGGTCAAGATCATCAAAATCAATGATTTTGATTCTTTCATGAGCAGGCAACACCATGTGCTCCACATACACAGTAAGGCCAAACACACTTGGCCAGTATTTCAAAAAACTGTCTACACAGTCTTTGCCAATCAGATCATGGTAGCTCTGATTCATGCTGGTGATAATTTCGATCATTTGATTGCCCATTTTTTCATGTGTTCCCAGCATGCGCCGGATCTCAATTCTTCGTGACTCCAGTGAAACTGTGCAATTCTCTGTATCCAGGATTCACGATCAGGAGTGTGCGGTTTTTCAATTCTGTGAAATCCTGCACCTGCTATGTCACGAGCCTGACTGCGGTCTGGATCAGTGACAAATACCGGTATGCCTTCAATGGCAGCAGCCACAGCAGGACTGGAGTTGTGGTTGATCACTGCCCAGCAATCAACAAAATCTTCAGTCAATGTACTACCGCTCTTGCTCAGTTGTAGATTTGTCAATCTGCGACCAGTACAAAGTTTTATCAGACGTTCGCAGTATTTTGCAGCTCGTTTGTCTCCGGGGTGCGGACGGATTCTAATAGGACGATCTGAATATTTTCTTATTTCTGCTATGGTCTTGATAGCCCAGTCTATCACATCCCATCCTGCCATGCTCCAGCCACCGTCACGTTGCAAACACAACAAAATGTGGTTGCCATTGGTTCTCCAGGGTCGTAACTGCACCGATGTTTGTGCCTGTATCGATTGCCACCGAGCAGGATCCGGAGTCTGATCGCAGTATTCGCCGGTGTTGGGGAACACACCATCATAGCTGTAGCGCAACCAATAGCCAGGGTTAGTTGTGTCCTTGTACAAAAATAAATTTGAATCAGCAATAACAGTACGTCCACCTGAGCTGCGTTGACCTTCAACTATGTCTTGACGTAGTTGTAGATGACTTGCAGTCTTTCCGTGTTCGTGTACCCAGCCCAGTATCACAGCCACATCACTGGGCTGATACACAGCTTCAGTTTCAATTATGCCATCATCACCGTGTTCGGTTACTCCTTGTGCAAAGTATTGCAGGGTGTCCAGTTTGTCCGTGGCCTTTTTCAATGACTCGGGTGTGTATTTGTCTTTTCTAGGCAGCGTGGCCAAATAGCTTACAACTTTCATGATTCTTGCATCATTCTAAATGCTGTGCCATCTGCCAATTCTTTCACATGATATTGACCATATGCCATGCTATGACACCAGGCCGCAAGCAGGTCTCGATCAGGATAAAATGGATTGTCAATCTTGGTCAAATCTGTGTTGCCCACAGGTGCAGCCACATGACTGGGAGCCAGCACAAATGCTGGCACACCCTCTAGTATACTTTCTACTGCTGCTATGCTATTGAAAGTGACCAAGGCATGCACATCTTTTGCCAACAACTGACTGAGTGGTTGGTATTGAACTCTGTCAATTCGTTTATGAGCACGTTCTCTTACTTCCACTGGAAGATTTGTATATGTTTTTATTGTGGCCACAGTTTCTCTGATCCACTGCTGTTGGTCTATGCCATAATATCTACAGGGTTTTTCATCTGGAGCTGCCACAATAATTCGCTTGCCGTATCGACGAGAATGAGGTTTGATTCCCAGTCGATCCCAACGATCACTTGGCCGCTCGCGTATGGCGGTGTGTTGTAAATCATTCAACACAATCCTGTGATACATCTTGATACCTTGTGAATTTTTAGTACTGATATTGTTGCCCACATAGCCCGAGTCCATGAAATAAAAATTATTGCCATCCTCCAGGCATTGTTTCATTATTTTGTGTTTGAGAATCCCACGCAACACCAGCTGATTATGATCATTGGCCACGTCATAGTGATAATCAAAATAGTCAGAGTTGGTAGGTTCCAGCCGGGCACTACGAGCCAACATGTTGATGTACTCGTCGTTGCCGTTTTTGCTGAGAAAAATCCAGTTGTTCATCTTATATCCCGTTGTTGGCAGTACTCAGTGAGTATGCGTTCTTGATGCCACTCGCCGCCCTGTGGTGTTGTGGCAAACTCATGAAAACACGGTGTTCCTAGAGTGTAGTGCAACAGTTTGGCATCAGGATTTGGCCCGTATTCGTCAGGCAACCAGTTCCATTCTCGTGGCAACTCACCAATGCGTTCGTCGTCTATCCACGAGAAACGGTGGAGCAAACTTCCGGTGCTGTGTTGGACAAACTCAGGGGTAAGTTTCCTGTTAGGAAAGCTAGCACAATTCCACAAAATAACACTACTCCAATTTTTGCGAGGATAGTCTTCATTCTTTGCTCCTAGGTATTTTACAGGCATACAAGTCTTGTAATCATGTTTGACTACCATGACATCTTTGTAGTCATTGCGCAAGTCCCATAACTCTGTAATGTCGCCGCGCACAATCATGTCACC